CCTAAAAGTTAGCTAAACCCTGCCCTAATTGTTGTCCGGCGTATGCACCTTGAGGCCCACCGTAGTAAGCCCCTGCAAGACCGCCTGCAAGCCCTAAAAGCCCGCCTGAGCGTTGCCCGCCTGTTCTTCCTTGTACGAAGTCACGTTGAGCGCCTTGGGCCTGTAAAGCCTGATTAATCCCGCCTGTAGCTTGCTGAATTGAACCAAGTCTTTGCTGTGCAATTTTCTCTTGCATCATTGGTGCTTCGGCTCTTGAAGAAGCTATTTTTTTATTTGTTTCTTTGTCTGCATTTAACATGGCATTAAGACCAACACTTGAACGATTAAGACCACGTTGAGCTATTAACTGTTGCGCTCTTCGTTTCTTATCTTCGCCTTGACCTAATAATTGTTTTTCTTGTTTTGCTTGAACAACGCCCGCAAGTTTTTTTGGGTCAACGGCTCTTAGTCTTTTAAGTTCATCACCATAAAGATTAATTCCTTCTAATTGTTGTTGGCGTCCGGCTTCAACATTTCTTCTTAAAGACGGGTCAAGGTTTAACCACTTGTCCGCTTGGCCGGGGTCTTTTTCCCCTCTTAAAACATCGCCAAGACCTAAGACGTTAGAACCGCCACCCCAAATTCCGCCACCTGTAACTTCATTAGCTACTTCAGAAAGTCCACCTGTCGCAAGTCCCGCGCCGATTCTTCCAATTGTACTTAAAAAACCCATTTATTACCTCTTATTGAAAAGCGTCTGCCGGAACTGTAAACTTTCCTCTTATTGTTACTTGTTCGTCAAAACGAAAAACATTTGAACCAACGTTAAAACTTGTCGGGTCTGTTCCGCCCGTTGCTTTACCTATACTTACATAGATTTTAAATTGCGTTTCTGAGTAAGGGTAAGCAATCCCGTAACCATAACTGTAAAAACCTGTTCCCGCGTCGTATTGGTTTAAATTAATCCCGCCACTATAGTCAATGTCTGCAACTGTTGTGTTATTAAAATTTGTTCCATCTTTCCAAGTAATACCCGTTGGAAGGTCGAAAATGTAATCAGTAAGGCCCGCCGTTCCTCCGCCCACGTTTAATTGGTCGTAGTTAATTTGAACAACTGCGTTTGTACCTTGTCTGCTCCAACTGATTTTATCACTATATTTATTTGAACCTTTTGTTGGCGCTGTAACTGCTGAAGTAACTGTAATAGTTCCGCCGTCAACCCAACCGTAATGAGTCGGGGTAAATGCGTTTACTCTCCATTGGTCAATGCCATACTCGTAAAGGTCTGAAGCTGAATCGTTTCTAGCAACTGCCAAAACTTTCGCGGTTCCATTAAGCCCAAAAGTATCGGGCGCAACCGTTGAAAGAAAAGCATTAATTGTTGAGCCTGTAGAATCACCCTTTACATAAACATAGTAAGTTGTTGAAGCTGTTTCTGCCGAACAATCACCGCAACCCATAGAAACAACTGTTGGTGAATTTTTGTAAACCATTTTCCCGTTTACTGACATTGAGCAAGGCCCAATTGAAACGGCTGAAACGCTTGAACGTGAAACAAGGCAACCGCCTGTAACATGATTAAGCAATGGTTGAAATTCTGTGGCGTCTAATGCTGAAGCTTCTAATGTTCCATCAGTTAAGCAACCCGCATCTAAATCATTTGTTGCTGAATATACTGTTGAAAATTGATTATTAAGTTCTGCACTTGTTAAAACCGTGTTGGCTCCAAAACTTGAACGTGAAATACTTGAACAAGTTCCGGCTTCCGCTTGTGAAAAATAAGAGAAGGCCAATGCGGTAAAAACGAAAATAAAAAATTCTGTTGTTCTTTTTTTCATATTATACCTTTTAATTTGGATTACCGTTTTTTTGAATGTCTAGTTGCCCTTCAAGTAAAGCCATAGATTCACCTTTTTGGGTCTTATAAATGCCAATAAGTAATGATTGCCCACTTCTGAGAATTTCGCCAACATGCCGGACAATTGTACGCCCATCAGTTAAAACACCTTCGTCTAGCTTTGAAAGGTCTAAAATAAAGCCTCCGTCTGGGTCGCTGAAATTATATGCAATATCTGTCGAGCTTCTTTGTGAATAGTCTAAGAAATATCTTACCGTTATGTCATTTTCTTGGGTAATTGCTCTTAAAATGAAAGGCCCAAAGTTGTAACTTGCGTCCATATCTTCGCCATTTAGCCAAAAAAGCTTTGCAAAAGAGTCAATTGCTACTTCTGAACCTGAATTATCTACGTCGGTTCCACGGGTTTCTTTAATAGAATGACTGTATATATAACCACCTTCTCCACAAAAATAAACAACGTCTTCACCTAAACCGTCTTCACCAAGGCAAGCATCTGTAAAAATAACGTCAAAATCGTAAGGCCTGAACCCGCCAATTTCAAATTCAAAATTAAAACTTTTCTGAATGTCTGTAGCATCACCCTGACTAACAAAAGTCATATATTGCTGAAGAGTCGGGTAATAAACTGAAAAGAAATTAGAAGCATTGGCCTTATTTAATTCAAACGTTTGACCATTTTGCTTGAAAATATCTTCAATGTCGCCACCGTCGATTGAATCTTGTTTGCTATTGGTTTTCACAAGTCGCCCGTCTTTTACAACGTGCCAACCTTTTGAAGACATGAAAAACACATCACCATTAATTACTCTAATTGTATCGTTTGAAATACAACCTAAATCTGTCGAAATAATAACTTGCTGTGGATTACCTGAAGCTTCTGTAAAAAGTTCAATATGATTTCTTTTAAATGCTACTAAATAAGGGTTTTGATTATCGCCCGAAAAGTAACCAACACCGATTCCAGTTATAGGCCCATTACCCGCAATATTAATTGTTGCGCTTGTTTCTGTTCTGTCGAATGCGTCCGGTAAAAAAGCTTCACTGAAAAATATATCACTTGGATAAGTCGAAGAGCCTGCATAAGCTAATTCTTGTCCGTAAACCGCTAGGAACTTAGCCCCTCCGGTTTGTGGAGTACCATTAACTTCTGGCGCGGTTTGTGTAGAACTTGGGTCGTCGTCTATTGTTTCTACAATTTCCGTTAAGTCTAATTCGCTCCAAAAAAGCCAATCTGAATCGTTGGTAATATCTTTGTAATAAATTCTTATTCTATCCATGAAAGGATTTTCAGGGCTTCCAGTTAAGGCGCTAACGTCAATCTGTTCACCACTTGCAACCGTAACCGTTGAGCTTGCTGAACTTAAATTAGATTCAAAGCCTAACTGCGTACTGTAATAAGTATAGCCCACTTGGTAATCTGAAGCCGTTAAGCTGTTTCCACTTCCTGAGCTTGCAACCGTTGGCGCGCTTATTGGCCCCGCTTGTCCTAAAACTGAAAAAGTTGAGCCGTCATAAGAAAAAAGCCCGTTGTCTTCTATTGCAATTATGTGGCGGTTGTTAAAAGTTACGGCCCTATGTTTTGCGTCTGCATTTAAACCAGTTTTTAAAGCTGTGTGCGCTCCGGTTTGGTTTGCCTTGTAAAGAGTATCGCCGTCTTTAATTATGTAATATCTGTCGCCTGAATTATCTTTAAAAAAAGAAATACTTTGAGGCGCACCACTGAAGGCGGTTTCATTCCAACGACTAATTCCGTTCCTTGTATGAAGCACGTCTTGAATCGTTACAACATTTGAAGCATCAATAAGCCTGTCGTCCACGTTTACTTTATAAGAAACGGGCATATTAAAGTTTTTCCACTTCTTAGAAGCTCTTCGCAGTAATGGCATTTAAACCTCGTAACCAAAAGTGTCACCTGTTACATCACGAACAACACTAGGGCGGTTTTTTAATCTTCTTAGTTTATTAATAGCTTCTTTTTTAAAGTTCATATAATTATTGAGCTTAGAAACATGGCCGTCTCTATCTCTGAACTCGTAACCTTTCCAAAGAACACCTTCAATAATTGCTTTCTTGAAAGTGATAGGCATATCTATACTTCTTTCTTTGGTATAAAAAACTTCATGCGGTCTTCTATAAACGAAATAATTAAAGGTTCTCTGGGCCTCTGTAGCCCCGCTAGAAAGCTTCGGATATAATTTGATTCTATCTGTACCAACATAGTCAAAATAAGAAGGAGAAGCACTGTTAGACCCCGCAGGGTTATATCTGCGAATGTCGTCCATATCTTGTCGTTCTAAATATTTACCTAGTGATTGATTCCAAGGATTATCGCTAGAAATTTGGTCTAATTCTGAATCGCTTGGAGGTGAAATAGTTGAATCACTTGGAGCCGTAACACTTAAAGTTGTCGTTGTGTTGTCTTCAATATCTGCAACGAAAAAAGGCTCTGAATAACTAGCGCCTGAAGCGTCGGTTTGAGTCATTAAATAAATTCTTCTATAAATGTGCGCGGGATTTACTGAGCTATCACCCGTCATTGTTGGAATTACTGAAATATCTATGGTTCCATCTGAAGCTGTTCCGGTTACTTCCGAAGAAATTACTCCGGCTTCACTTTCCATATAATTCTTTTGGTCTTCGTCCCAAATTAAGAAAGTCACTAAAACTTTATAATTATAATCTTCAACTAGCGTACCACCTGAAGCAATTGCAACCGTTGGCGCTATTGGTGCGTCTATGTTCATGCTCATTATTTCTTGTTCTAATGGCAGTAATTTTTTAAGTTTAAATTTGAAAAAATCTAGTGGCGTATCTGAAACAATATCGTCTTGAATTTCATTTATCCAAGTTATTACCCTTTCTTTGTTCGCGTCCGATACGTCCCAAAGTCTAGTTGCTAATTCATCAACTAAAGCTTTCCCGTTCCATTTTCTTGACATTTTTTACCTCTTTGATTCATTGATTTTAACAGATTGAAAGACTTGCCTGTATGTAAACGCATCATTGAGAGATTTGGAGGCCCTTGCAGTATTGAAGGCGCTAGGACATGGCAAGAAATCCTAGACCTAGCAAGGGCCATAAAAAAGGGGCCGAAGCCCCCAATATTAACGCATTTTTAAGAATGTACTTACTGAACCACTTGTTGACTTAGCTTCTAGGAAAATCCCAAAAGGTCTGTCTAGCGCGTCTGGTGTAGTAACTCCGTAAGCTGTTCCGCCTGAAGTTTCACCAATAAAAGCCGGAGCGCCTGCAACTGCATCGTCACCTGTAGCATCATAAGTCACTGAAGCAACCCCGTAAGTTTGGCACTTACAAAGAGCATCGTCGGCACAAGCAACGGCCACAACACAATGAACCGTTTTGCCCGCTGTGCTTGAAGTGTTTACGGAAAAACCGTCTAATTCAGTTTCGTCAAGAATCACCGGAGCGCCCGCAGAAATAGAACCACCTGAAGTATTTTTAACATTGATAAACCATTTCTCTAAAACGTCTGTTGAAGTTCCATCAGCGTTTAAAGAAGTAGAACGTCCAACTGGCCCAACGTCTGCCATAACTGCTGTGGTAATAGTAAGGGCTAGGAAAGCCATAAATAATTTTTTCATAATAAACCTCTATAATTTTTAGTTAATAATTAATGTAAACCAAAAAAAAGGGCCGAAGCCCTTCTTCTATTTCATTCAGTAATTAAACTGTAATGTCATTTACTCTTGAGTGATACTTTCTTTCTGAACCAACTAGGTTTCCGTAAAGAAAGATTCTTTCAAGTAGCGCATCGGCAGTTTCTAAGTCTTGGATAGATTGACGGCGCATGTTGTGGTCACGGTGTACGTGAAGTTTTGCATGCTCTTCATCAATATAGAAAAGAGTTTGCGCAGGCATTAGGTTTACAATCATGTGGTCAATACCGTTGTAAACAAGTGTTTGCCCTTTGTGACCTTGACCGCTTACAGTGTCTTCACGCATTACACGTTGTTGACCTGTTAAAAGTCCTTTGAACTTAGTGAAAACTGCCTTGTCCATAATACCAAGAGTAGCACCACCAAGACCTTCTTCAACAGTTTGGTCAAAAGCTTTATCAATCATAGCTTGAGTTAATGCTCTTGGCGTACCTGAGTTATCATCAACATAAGATACCCATGAAGCTAGGTCTGCCGGAGCAATCCCACCATAAGTTCCACTGTCTGCAATGATAGCTTCAAAACCGTCAAATTGGTCTGTATCGCCTGCACCAAGAGAAGCGCCACCGTCTGAAAGAATACCTTTAATCATTCTTTGCTTCATGGCCATTTCAGCTTGTTTAACTTTTGCAGAAACAAGTTTTACCTTTCCACTGTCACCACCGTTTTTAGCAATATCAGCTTTATAGATAACAACCGATTCTTGAATGTAGCGCCAAGCATGTTCACTTGAACTAATTCCATCGTATTCCGTAAGAGCTAGTGTATCTCTTGGCTCGAAGAACTCACCAGTAGAACCAGTGTCGTCAACAGAATAAAGAGGACAAGTAATTGAAGTACCACCGTCTTCTAGTTCTTGGTTTTTTCTAAGTCTTGAAAGTAGTTTATCGTTTTTGAAAACACCTTCAGTAAGTTTTTTCTTAATCAGCTTGTTAGTCAGTGCTGTAATCTGAGTATAAGTTAAAGCCATTTGGCCCTCCGTAAAAAATTAAAGTTCTTTCATTATCTCGAATGCTTCATTCTCGTAAGAATTGCCCGAAGTCATTCCAAAGACCTTTTCATTATCATCATTATTAGGCTTTGAGCCTTGGCGCGCAACCTTCGCGCGGGTTTCTGCGATTTTATTCTTGTTGGCCATAGCCTTTTCAATCGCTTCACCATAAGTTGCAAAAAGAGCATTTTTAACGCTCATAGAATTGGTGCTATCAGCTTTCCAAATCTCTTGCACTTTGTTCCAATCGGGCTTAATTCCTAAACTTCTTAATTTAGGCCCAAAAGAGGTTTGCACGTTACCAACTTCTTTCGTCCAAGTTTCTTTAATAGCTCCAAGTTGTTTTTCTTCTTCCGATTCAACTGAACCATTTAATTTTGATTCAAGTTCTTTAACCTGATTTTGAAGTTGTTCCACTTGTGGGCTTACATGGTTTGCTTGTTGTTGGTGCTTTGTAAAATGATAATCTAGTTCTTTGAATAGTTCAGGGTCACTATTCTGAATGTCTGCAATCATTCCCTGGAAAACGTTATAGTTTCCTAGGGCGTGAGAATTTTGCTCTTGTTCTTGAGAAAATGCTTCACGTTCAGAATTAAAAGTTTCGCGCTCTTGTGCTATTTCAGCATCAAAAGTTTTTCGCGCTTCTGATAATTCTTGCGTTTTCTGAGTGTAATCAAAACCCTTTGAAAGATGCTCTTTGATTTCTTCCAAGTCATTAAATTCTACAGGATTTCCATTATGGATTATTCCCAATTTATTTAACTCTTCTAAAACCGGATTGATTTCACCGTCTTCGCTATCAACCTCGAATTTTTCTAACTGCGCTTCAAGGCCGTCTTCTTCTTTTGAACCTTCTTCACCTTCTTGGCTACTTGATTCTTCAGAAGTTGACTCGCTTTCACTTCCGCTTTCACTCTCTAAGTTGATTGACTCTAAAAGTCCCTCAGTGCTTAGGTCTTCGCTTCCGCTGTCCGTGTCTGCTCCGCTTTCTTCTCCGCCTTCACTTCCTAAGTCCAAGCTTCCGCGTTGGTTGTTTAAGATTGATGAAAAATCTTTGAAAAAAGTTGCTGTTGTTTTTTTTGCCATTACTGCCATATTTTATAACTCCGGTACTTCCGCTTGGTCGTTGTTGACTGCGGTTATTTCGTCGTTTGCTTCTTGCCTTCCTACCTCTTCGAGAATCTTTAATTCTTCAGGAGAAAGAAGGTCTGTTGAAATTTCTGATTTTAATTTCATGTTATCAATTTGAAGTTTTTCCATTTCTGCGTTTACTTGTTCAGCTTGCGCGCCCATTTGGTCGTTAGCCTTTGCAAATTCTCTAAGCTTTTCAGCTTTAGGCATGTCAACTATTTCTGCAAATTGAGTAAACGTAATCTTCTGAGCATTAAGAAGTTGAGAAGCAAAACCGTTAAACGCATCTTTATCAACTCCACTCATTGTTCCGGCTGTTGATTTAATATCGTATTCTAGGTTTTGCATTTCTAAAGGATTAAAAATAATCTGACTTACGTTTGCACCTTCGTCTTCAAGCTCTAAAACTTTTTCGGTTGTCCAGTGTTGAATAATATCACTAGCAACAAGCTTGCTTAATCTTCTTAAAGAATAATATTGATTTTGACGGTCTTTTAATCTTATTCGACCTAATGCTTGGTTTTGTGTTTTTGTTACCGTTACTTCTGAAAGTCTTCCGTCTGGCAATTCGCCCCTTGTTGGGTCGGTCATACCGGAAATATCGTCCATTGTATTTTTACGGTCTTCTTGGAATCTTCGCCCTTGTTCAGATACTTGACCCGTAGGAAGGTTACGAACTGTCCAAGCTGTACCCGATTTAGTTTCATAAATTGCGCCGTCTTCGTTTGTTACGTCGTCTTTAGTTAATCCACTTTCAAGGTTCACTTCTTTTTCAGGATTAGAAACTTTTTGAAGCCCCTTATATTCTTTATATCCTAAAACCGCCTGCATTCTTTGAGAGTCGGCAATGTTACGAATCATACCATCAGCGTAAATTGTTCCGTTCCTATAACAATAAAAAGGAACTAAAGGAATTTGCTCATGCCAATTTTTATTAGGCCCATCATAACAAACAATATCGTTCACCGTTTCTATGCACCTATAACCGCCCTTGTATTTCAGCCTTTTCCCTTTTGGGTTTAGCTTGGCATACATGGAATGTTCTTCAATATGGTCAAACATTACTTTAATTTTTTGTAGTTCTGCCTCGAATTGTTCCGCCCCTTCAGGGTTTTGCATTACTAGCTGTTCTACCGCCCCATAGACTTGCTCAAAAGGTGTATTCGGTGCAATGCCTAGGTTTTCTAAAAGCATGTTTATGGCATCATTGTGGGCTTCTATGTGCCTCTTATGATTCTGCCATTTATTTAAGTTTGGAGCTACACCCTCGACAATTTCTTGAGTTTCTTCTTCAAGCTCTCTTAAAATATCTTCTTCTGGAATTTCTTCGGTTGAAAAATCTTTCTTGTAAGTACAAACAAGCCTTAGCGTATCGTCGTCACAATATTCTTCTGGAACTGTTCGCCTTGAATATCCTGAACCATAATCTTGAGTCTCTTTCCCACGGTCTGAATCATCTGAATCTTTTGACTCCGGTGGTTTTGCTGTTTCAAGCTCTTCTTCTTTTTCAGGGTAACGTAATTTTAGCCAATCTCTTGACCTGTCTAGTTCGATTCTTGCCTTGTCGCAATCTTCAATCTTAGAGCTTCGCCCTGATAGTTTCACTCGGTTATATTTTAGAACTTCGTAAATCTCTTGACCTTCTCCGCCCTTAGCATCGAAATCATAATAAGGGTGAATATACCCGTTTCCGGTTGTTAGTGCTAAACGCACAACTTCAGGAAAGAGTAATTCAAGCCCTTGGTCTTCGTTGACCCAATTAATCGCTTTTTCTAAATTCTTAGCATGTTGGATTCTTGAAGGGTCAACAACTGAAACTGAAGGCGCAGGTAAATTGTCCGTTAAAATAGGGACGGCAGTTTCAATCAATGGAAAAACATGGTTTTCGTAAGGCCTATACTCATTAGAATTTTTCCAACACTTACCAAAATAAAGCTCTTCTTCGTCTTTCCAGTTTTTCTTGCGTTGGTTGTAATACTTTTCAACGTCCTTTTTAACGGCGTCTCTTACTTCGATGGCACTAGGCCCTTTTTTAGTTTTATCCATAGCCAAATAATATAGAAATTCAATCTAATTCATAGATTTACGGTTGATTATGCGTAACTAATCCGGTTTTAACGAATCTCAAAACCGCCTTTTAAAGCTTAATTTCGCCCGACTGAAGCCCGTTTATAAGCTCACCGTCTAAAGTTATCCCGTCTTCGTACACTTCTTTTAAAATATCTTCTGTCCAATAGTCTTTGAAGTCGTCACTTTCCGGCTGTTCCTTAATTTCATCGTAACCAATTTCGATAAGGCCTTGAGCTTTTAATTCTTTCTTGTATTCTGAATAGGTATTACAAACTTTTCCAATATTTCTTTGAAAGCCTGCTTTGAATCCGTCCCGAACTGTTTTATTTGATTTGATTACTGCCATTCTTGGATAACCACAACGGAAACAAGCCCAACCACTTCCATATTGTTCTCTTTCAAATTCTTCAACCTTAAAGTGACGGTGAAAACTTCCCCCGCATTTTTGATTCTTACAATGAAATCTATAGTTAGGCATTAGTCCCTCTTGTATTCAAGTAGTGAAAATCGAACATTGACGAACGCGCTGTTCGTGTCAGTGTCGGCAACGAAATAAAGCACATCTGTGGGCGATAATTTAAAACCTATAGGTTCGTTCATTGATACCGTATTCTCTGTACTTGAATCTAATGTAACTCTAAAGACTTCAAATCGTATTTCAAATTGCCTGTTAAAGACATAACCTTTAATTGTAACTTTTGGAGAAGAGCCGGAAAGCTTATTGGTATTAATCTTTAAATATTTTGCAACCGCATCACTATTTGCATCTGTGTGAAAAATCGCCTGTTGTGTTGTTCCATCACCTTCAGGCATAAAGGCTTGCGTTGTCGCACCTGTTGTATCTGTTATTGCAATATCACCGCCGTTTGCCTGCGTTGACCCTGCAACTGACACCGCCACTCTATTAATCCCTAACCCACTAAAAGAGGTTACATCACTTCCTGAGCTTCCAAGCGTGTGCAATCCAATTTGTGAAATCCCATCATCATCAATATAGACAAAGTAAAGAGTTTTTGCACCGTTTGCCGTGGAGCCGTCTGCTGTGTTGTCATAAGTAATTGTAAACGTCGAAGCGGTTGTCATAGGGGTAAAGTTTCCGGTGGTCGCCCATACTGTTTGCTCACCTGAACTTGCTGTTAAGCCTTCACGGTAGCCAAACTTATTAAAGTGAGTAATACCTGAGCGCCTTCCAATTAAAACTTCGTCGTTAAAATTTGTAGGCCTTACACTTGTTGCATCTGTATCAATACCGATAGATTGATTTGCAGGGGCATTACTTGGGACAAAATTGTTTCCGTAATAAGTATATAAACGCAAATAAGTTTGGTCTGAACCTGAATCATTATAGAATCTAACTCTAAAATATCTTCCAAGTTTAACACCTGTATGAAATTCATGTATGCCACCAGTAACCTGAAAACCATTAGGCGGGAAAGTGCTATCCCAATTTGTGCCATCATTAGAGAAATCAGTGTAAAGAATACCGTCTTGGTCTGTCTTTACTGAAACACCAAAATGACTGTCTTGATTCTTTTCACCTGTACCTGTGAAAGTTGAGCCGTTGGTTAAAATTGCTGTACTAGTGTTACCTGTTGAGGTAACAAGCGATTGAGTTACAATTTTTTCAAATTGTGAACCGTCTGCGCTTAACTTGTGAGAACCTGCAATTATGTCGTTCATTGGCACGGCTAAGTAATCAACCGATAAAATAACTGTGGGAATAAAAATCAATAATAGTAATGTAATGTGTTTCATAATTTTCCTTTCTTACTATTAGCTTGTGCCTAGTGAAGAAGTTAAAGTTCGCCTATTCTTACTATCTCGCCATTCAAGACAAGAGCTGTGAACTGTTTTCTAGTCATTTCAGTATGCCCTATCTCTTCGCCCCAATACAATAAAGGCGTCTTATCGTAAGGCCTAGTTGTAAAGATATTACCGCCTCTTGGATAGAAGTAAACTAATTCATAAAACGCAATATTAGTCATGCTTGCACCTGATATAAAACAAGAGTTAAAAGGACAAATAATAGGAATAAAATAACGTCGGACTTACTCACCTAAAACCACTTCGTCTAATCGCATTGAATCCAATTTCATCAATTGCTTATCTGCTTCGGTGTAGCTAATCATACCAAGTACACCCAAAATAAGGCTTAGAACGACTGTGAGAAGGCCAATTTTCTTCTGTTTTATTAGTTTTTGTCTTAATCCGCTGTTTTTCATATTTTCACCTAATCAAAAGGGTCGATTACTTTCCCTTGCATAATTGTTTCGGGGTCGTGTCTTGGGCTATAAACTTCGGGTTTTCTATCGTCTATTATTTCCGTTGCCACTTTATTTTGCGGAACTGGTATGCCTTTATATTCTGCAAAGCTTTTTAAACAAGTTTCAAGGTACTTGTCTTGTTGGTTCAATCTGCCATGAACATAAAGGAAGAAGAATAAATGAATCAAGACCGCGACGGCCACCAATTGAAGAATCATGCTTGCCCCTAATGAAAATGATTACTCTCTTTGCCTTTTAATCTTTCAAGTTCTCTTATCTGCATTTCTAACTTATATATTTTGCAATCTTTGTTTCTTATCACTTGGAGAAGATTCGCCATTATTTCTAAATATATTTTGAGCTTTTTTTTATCCATTTTTGTTAGCTCTATAGTAATCAATCGACCCTTTAACTAGTTCGGCATTTTTAGCAATTAAAACAAGGAAGTCTTTTAAGTCTGTTTGATTTCCTATTTCACCTAGTAGCATTTTTAATTTATGATTTTCTTTTTTTCTTTTATTGGCTGTTTTTTGCATAGCACTTAAAAGCCTGTGCGTTTTTACTTCATTATTGTTTGAAAAATCGTCGATAATATCCATAAATTACCCAAATATATCTGCGCTTTTCTTCCTAGGCTTCAATGCCTCATGCGCCCTCGTATCATTTGTTTCTTTAGAAAGCTTAACCTTATGTACTTTGATATTCAAATTTGTCTGCAATCTAACCGTTATTGCAATACAATAAGCCACGGTTCTATCCATTGAATTTAGGACAACTGTTCCGTTCTCTTCTCTTGCCACTAGCCCCATTTCTTCAACTAGCTTAATATCTAAGATTCTGCCCATACCTTCACGCAAGGCTTTTGTTGCATTGTTGAGCATTACCATTTTAGAGCTTTTGGAAGTTACCCAACCAATTCGCTCTTTTGTTTCTTTAGTTACCTTGTCTTCTATGACTTCACGGTAAAGGCTTGGATAGCCTTCATTTTTAATCGTTGTTACTGTTGTGTGACCCATGTTGTTCTTTTCTGGTGCAAGGGTCGCATTATTGTAAAGCTCTCCAATTTCAATAAGAACGTGACCAAAAATGTCGGGGTCAATACGTCCGTAAAAAGAGGCTACTTGATTAAATTCGTGGTCAATTACACAAAAGGTCGAAGCATCACCGGAGGCTAAACCCTCGGCAATATCAGCACCGATAAAATACTGCATATTAGCTCTTGGAGGCGTAAAGATTTTAAGCTTGTCCCAATGGTTCTTAAGAAGAAAAGAATCAATATTCAATCTGTCTTTAATATCTGCAATTCTATTTGAGCTTAGTTTGTTGTGTAGTTTATTAAGTATTTCAGGGTCAAAGACGGGCGCGCCTGTATTTAAAAAGGCTTCTTCGTCGTCTAATGGAAAGTCTTGTTTGAATCGTTCCGCAGGCGTTAAAATTAGAGCTTCGTCGTCGCCTAGGTATTCTGATAGTTTTAATCTTCGCCACATTAAATTGGCTTCAGTGATTACAGGAAATCTTTTCAATATTTCTTTTTCGTACTTGGTAGCCTTAAAGTCGCTCGGTGGTTTTATTTGATAGTCGTCAATCTCATACCAACCAACAAAGAAAGGCTTATAGATTGAATCACCACGTTTAGAAGCTTGCCATAAATCATAAAAAGCTTTACCAATTCCGGCGCGTCCGTTGGCTGTTGATTCTTTAATAATGGTTGTCGATTCATGTAATGGGATAGAGTTTGCAACACCTTCGTCAATTTCGTTCATGTATCTAATGAAAGCAACTTCTGAGATATGCGCGCCCTTTCTTGTTCCTGAACGCCCTGCATTTGGGTCTTGTCCTGTTTCAAATTTAATTGAAGAGCCTAAACCTTTTGGGCCTAGTTCATTAGGATTATTTAATAAAACTTGTTCAGTATTCTTGAGCGCAATCATTGGCTTTAATTCTTCTGGTAAAGTATCAATGAAGGTTTTATACATGCCCGCAATTTCAGCGGTTCGCCCTTTCTTATCTGCCAAGGCAATACACTTGTAATTCTCTTGGGTACACATTTGATGCGTGAAATAAGAGGCGCAAATAGTTGAGAAGCCCGCCTGACGTGGTTTAAGAACTATTGCCCTCTTAGGCCCTTCGATGTTCAGCAGGAAGTCAAAGAAGTTCTTTTGATATTCTCGAAGCCTAAAATTCTGAAGGCCATCAAGTTTTGTATTAATTTTTTGGAAGTTTTGGGAGTAGTAATAATAATCCTGTAGCTTCGCAATTAATTCTTCTGGGGTCATTAGATATGCGTCCAGTTTTTACGGTTTAATATATAAGAAATCATTCTTGCGCTTACTCCGTATTTTAAAGCTTGGTCTTTCAAGGCGACCGAGCGTCCAACTTTTCTAATATTTAAAACCTGCTCTTCTGTTAATTTGCTCGAAGGGTTTACTATCCCTTTTCGTTTTTTTTGTAATCCACTCTTAAAAGCATGAAGTTGATTCTCTGAGCGCGTAACCCATTCGAGATTTTCTAACCTGTTATCCGTTTTGATTCCATTGATATGATTAATCTCTTCTTTATTACTTGGGTTAGGTATAAAGGCAAGCGCCACAAGTCTATGGACTGCAACGCTAACCCTTTTACCATTTTTCCGAAATTCGGCCCTAATATAACCATGACTGTTAATGCTTCCTTTTAGGTTTCTTCCTTTCCGATTCTTGCCATTTTTATCGGTGTAAGATTCACAAAAAAGAGAGCCGTCTTTAGAAATAACATAAGGGCAATCATACCCTTTTATTTTTTTAGATTTCACGGAAAAATCGGTTCCACTCTTGCTCTACTAAAACTCTACGCTTCCAAAGAATCTTTGCTTCAGGATAATCTTTCATTTCTGGCATGAATCCCTGCTTCATTTTCCATTCTAACTTCTTACCAATTTGTGCTTCTGGTTCAATAGTCACTGGAATATAAGTAACAAACATTTCTTTCTGTCTTGCTTCGTCGAAATAACTAACGTGCTTGTATTTTCCGCCAAGGTGACAGCGTAGCCCCGAAGGTGGTGCATTGTAACACTCACAATTTTCTTCAAGCGTATCGGCTTCCATCTTATTTAGAGCGTATTCATCAGGAACACTAATAAGAAGACGTTGCCTTTCCCATGTTAAAAGCTTTCTATAAGTTTCAACGTCTTTATCTTTTAAGACTTCAACCTTGAAAACCTTAATCGCCTTCCTGATAGCATTTAAGTCATAGAGGTGGTTTTTTCTAACGTGTGCTTTTTCAACACCGTCTTTTAAACCTTTAGTTTTTCTTTTTAAATCACCAAGCTTAGAAAATTCTCTTTTAAGAGCTTCCAAAGATGCGCCATGATTTGTCTTGCCTTTTCTGCCTGCGTTTTCTGTTGTTGCTTCCATTAATTGCCCTTTGCTCCACGTACTACCTCTTCAATAGTTTTCGGCTTCGCTGTTATTTGTAATTTATCGTTGAATAATCCAAAGTGACGGCCAAGAAGTTCCAAGGCTTTTATCTTTGAATGAAATTTTACTTTAGTTACTGTGCCATGTTCACCAACTGATAAAGTTTCAATTGATTCGATAGCAACTTGGCATTCTTCAGGAATATCGGCTAATGATTTAATCGTAAGAAAAGCGCCGTCTATATTAAAAACGTCTATAGCTCTTGATTTAGCAATCTTTTCGAGTTCTGCCACAACGTCGAATGATTTGATTTCTGCTTTTTCTTCTTTCTTGGCTGTTAGTTGAGCAATACGCTTCTTTACACCCTCATTATTCATCAACCTTGAGCCGTTCTTTTCTACACCCTTCACATCACCATAAACCGCCTTGTAAGCCTTTGTAGCGTTTAAGCTTATGGAATACTCAAGACAAAATTTTTCGTGCTTTAGGTTCTTTAATTTAGCCATGTACTATTTTTTACCGTTTTTTACTGTGGTGAAATGATTAAGGTTTTTCTTGCTCTTGATTTGACTTTGTTAAATATTCCTTATGTTTTTCTAGGTACTCACGGGCGGTTTTTCCGTAATCCTCTTGATATACACCAAAAGCTAGACCTAATTCGTCTAAAGCATAAAACCTCAACACCTCCACTAGTTCTTTGTTTACTGCGCGGGCTTTTTCTATCTCTTGCTCCAACTCATAAACCTTGTCTTCTAATGAATTTGTATATTTACTCACCCTTTCTCTCTCTTCTAATTATTGTTAGTTCTTGGTCAAGTGCAAAATTCCTTTCAATCAATTCCATTTCGCGCTCTCTGAAGTCTTCTCTTATTGCCTCTATGGTTTGTTCATAAATATTTCTGGTTCTATCTGAGCCGAACATAAGCCACATTACTGTAACTTCCTTAATTTCTTCGCCCTTATAAATTGGTGAAGTTGTTTTGTATTTCTGACTTAATCGGTTTGTGAAGTAATCGGCTAAAATCTGAAGGTCTTCATAAATTGTTGTTCTGCCTCCGTTTTCCATTGAACGAATATTACTTTCTGGAATCCCTAGCTCTTTTTCTATATCTCTAAATCCAACCTTGATTTTTTCGCGCGCCCACTTGATACGCTTCCCTAACTTGTTTTCTTTAACGATTTGTTTTTTTAAGTCATTTCTACTCAAAATTACCGCCTTGGCTCTTCTTCCCCAAATAATAGATAGGAAAGTGAAACATTTAAGAAAATTGCACAAATCATAATTTCAGGCCCAACTTTTGGGTTATTCTTGTGACGCCAAGAAACTATTCTGCCGTATTTAATTCCGGTTCTTTCTGAAAGCTCCACCATTGTTATGCTTTTGGCTTTTAAGAGCTTTTCAAGAATTTCCGATATTTTTACTTTGTAATTCATGCAAGCATAACCTCTAAGTATTGTTCAATATACTTATCAAATAATAAGACATAGTATTCCGTTGAAAAGACTCCATGGCCTTCATGCCTAGCAATCTGTTTTTTTGCGTGTTTAATTGCTTTTTTTTGTAAATTACTTTTCATTATAAAAACTTTCTCGGAACTGGTTTTTCGCCTGAAATATTCCAAAATTTAAGTTGTCTAATAATATCCTGTTTTCTGATTAATCCCTTGGCCAAGTAAATAACCACAACCGTTTCAACTAATATCTGAGCATAACGGTCTTCGTGTTTAAAGATTTTGTCCGATTCTGCAAATCTTCTTTTCCAAGTTGGTTCGATTACTGAAGAAGTACAGTTTACGTCGGCCATACCTCCAAGCATACCGCCACCGTTATGACTCTCCGTAATTTCGTAAACCCCGTCTATTCTTCTCTGTGGAATACCAAGGCAAACTTCTAAAACGTCGCTCAAATAATCAGCGTAATAATTATCGAAGTTATCTTTTGAATCTTTAAGAATTAGGTTTTCGTTACCTTCTCCGCCACCGTCATTGAAATGTGAGTTAAGGCCATAAGACTTCATACCACCCGTAATTTTCTTTATTTGACTCTTGATAGAACGAACTTGGCGCTTGTAGCTACCAGTAGGCCTAAGCAATTTAAAACTAGGAATAATAGGACAATAGGAATCCATAAAAGCGTTAAACTTATCACCGATGCGAAAAGAGAAGTCATACTCGTATTCTTCATTTATTTCGTTCCTTGTGCCTTTTGCGTAAGCATTATGCCCAACTATAAAAAAGAAAACGGGAATAAAATTCCTTGCAGGCTCTTTTACAATTTCGTCTGGTTTTGTTGTTCTATTGGGTACTGGCTTAGTGATAAAGTTTTTTATAAAGATTACTAATTTTCTAAAAAATTTCATGCTTTTTCTTCCTCAAGGTCTTTAACCTTCTTTTTAAATTCTTCTATAAACATTTCATAAAATGCTTTTGAATATTTTGTTGGCATATTTTTTTCTATATTTAATTCTTCGATAATCTCTTGGCCGTACTTGTCCAACATGAAAAGAGCATAGCCTGAAGCGTTTCCGCCCATCATATTGCATCTTTTACATTGAAGATGAACGTTTTTCTCATTAAATAACGTGCATAAATAACCGCGTGAAATAAAATGTCCGCCGTCTGCTTCTTTATAATGAACGTTTTTGCCACAAGAGCAACAGTTTCCAAAACCGCTTAAATCTGAATCTCTAAGCCTGATATATAACTGGAATAGTCGCGCGGACTCTTTCTTTAATGTCTTTAATGATTTTGGTCTTGCCATTTTTTTCCTGAATTTCGCTGTAGTAAAATTCTAAGCGGAAAATATTGCCGGAGTCAAATTATCTAAGTTCTTTTATGATTTCGTCTATTTTGTTGCCTAACTTAGAAACGTTTTTATCAATTCTTAGGATTAATTCTTTTTGTGAAGCTCTTTTGGCTTCCAATACTGCAATTCTTTCAACTGCACCAACCAAAGTAATGCCACCCCATGAAAGAAAGGGAATAACTAAAAGAACGTAAGCGCCCTTATGAATAAAACTTGGCTTTTGAGAATTTGGTTTCTGAGTCATTCTGATATGATAAGCGCAAAAGTGGGGGCATTTCACCCCCGAAGTGTTTTTATGCGTCTGTGTACTTCTCTTTAAATTCAACTAATTTGTCGATAGCCTCTTGAATACCCATGGACTTATCCAAGCCCCAATAAATAATTTCTCTTTGCTTATCGTTTAATCGAATATTTGTGCGTGTCTTTGCTTCCCCTTTTGGCAAAGACGGCCTTCCTCTTTTTTTCTTTTCTGTTTTCATCTGCTAAACCTTGCTTCGTAATATTCCTTTAAAGTAACACCGTTATATTTATCGGGGCTAAGTTCCCATAACGGCTTTATTCTTTCCATCAAATCTTCGTCTATTAGCTCTTCGTCCGTTGGTTCATCTTCGTCAAAAACATCACCATAAACCAAGTCGTATTCTGCCCCTAAATCATTTGAAGAAAAGAGAGAGTAGCCTATCAGATATAAAACAATTAGTGTTAAAATAATTCCCATTAGTAAATCTCCTCTAATTCAATGCGCTTGAAGTTTTCCATATCCCAATGCGCTTCAATCGTTTCATCAGTTTCTAAATCTTCAAGTAAGCTAATTAAGTGTTCTCTTGAAATCACCATAACAGAATCAAAACCAATTGCCTCTAAATTATGGTGAAGGTTTTTAATGTTTACCCAATCTTGTCCCATCATGGCCAAAATCATATCTTTAACAGAAAATTTTATTTCCCCTTGGTTCTCAAGGTTCACAAGTTTACGGTTTGGAACAACGCCCTCAAATTCATCATAAACTTGCTCTCTAACTTCGCAACAATCAAAATCTTCATCTGCTAAAACGCGAAGGCGCTTTCTACAAACGGGGCATTGACCTGTTTTTGACAAAACTCTTCCATTTTCATCTCTTTCCATTTTCTCTTCTCCCTTTTGCCCCGAAGGGCATTAAATTTATTTAATTGATGCGCTCATTTTAATTTCTGCAATCTCTTCGTCAAAGCTATATTCTATATTTTCAATCATTCCTCTTTCTTCAGCTACTTTGAAAAATCTTTTAATTTGAGGTTTTGAAGTTTCTGGCACTCTTACGAAAATAAAAGGTGCGAAAATATTAATTGATTCAACAACTCCGCCGTCTGCAACAATCATGTCACGAATCATTTTTTCGGTTCTTAGGGCTGTTTTTTGTGCGTTTGTCATTGTGTTTCCTTTTAAGTTTCAAGTAAAAATCGGGGCCGTGTTTTTTACTGTTCGATTCCTGATTAATCTAAGGTAATCACCCTCAGCGCCCCGATTCGTTAAACTTAAAGTACACTCATGGATTCTTTTCGGCAACACAATAAATAGATTAATTCGTGATTTGCCTCATTTTTTCGCGTTTTTCCTGTCTTTCCGCGAACTTAAAGCCCTTAAATTGTTTATTTCTGATTTTTCGGGCTATTTCCCCGTCAATCTCCGCTTTATCAAAAAAGACACCTTTACGGCAGACGCTTTCATATCCATTCTCACGGATTCTTTCTAGTGACTTGAGTGTGCACAAGCGTAGGTTCTTTTTTTTGATTGTAGGGGCTTCTGGTGACTTGTGGTTGAAGTTTTCAACTGTTCCATTGGTCAACCTTCTATCTGCCTTCTTTTCAACCTTTTCCATGTCTTCCATTGAAATCCCTGTAAGCTCAGAAAGTTCATATCTCAAAAGCACCAAGTCGGCGGGCTTCCCATCAATTAAATGAAGAAGGGCATCAACCCTTCTAAATTTCTCCGCAAGCTCTTCCCCTGCCCCAACGCGCTCATAAAAGATATTTTGAATATGCCCAACACTTGAAGCCGTTAAGTCGGCTATATGTTGGAACGTATAACCTCTTTCATCACGCCAATTTTTTATTATTTTCTTCATTGATTTTTCTCCCTTAATTTTTTACTGCATTTATTACTTAGCCCGTCCGTTCTTTCCAAATCTTGACCGAACCAAGTGGCGGGGTGATTCTCTTTACACTTATTGCACCACTTGATTTTCTTGGCCGTAATCTGGGCAACCCCGTTTGGGGCATACCAGTGACTAGCTCTTTTCATTTAAAAAACCACAATGCGGACAAGTAAATTCTTCGCCCTTTTTCTGCTTAGATGATAAATCGCATTTTTTGCAATCAATCTTTTCTCTTTTGCCAAATATAGAATTAAAGTTTTTGTCATACTTTTCTTTATCTATGTTTGACCCTGCCGTTTCTGGAAAATTATGGCCCATTACGCAACCCCCGTGCTGTTAAAAGTGTTTTCATTGTCAAAGCTTTCAATTGGAATAAAAAATTGCTTCTCAAAACCTTGATTTTTAAAGTGTAGAAATTCACCCGTTTCTTTTGCTTTCTTTACGTTGACCCAATAAGTGCAAAATTCTGTCGTGATATTAATAGAATCATTATCAGACAATAAGTTAAGCACTTCCCAATGAATGCCCCAACTTGGTTTTTTTAAGAACATGTTTCTTTCACGCGCTCTTTTAAAATAAATTGTATTTTCTGAAGTTTTAATAAAACGCCCAATATTTCGGGTTTTCGTTTTGTGGGCCAAATCTAATTTAACTTCTCCGCCTGCTATAGTTAACTTATTTCCGGCGCTGTCTGTTATTACTTGCATTTTGTCGCCCCTTTGGTTGACGTATGCCAAGCCGAACAATTTTGGCACTTATAAGCGTATTGTCTGCGCCCAAAATCTTTTTGCATCTGAGCTATTACATTATTTGCAACTTGCTCCGATTCATAACTTCTTTTTTTCATGCAATTCATACTGAATAGCGGATTTTTGTTTTTTCCCATCGTCTTCTCTCCTATTAGTTTAAAAGGTTCTTTAAAATTGAACCTAGTTGTTGATTAGTTTGTTTTTCTGTCGCTCCGTTCTCTGTTTTCTTATAGCCTGCATTCGTGTTGAATCTTGAAGGAACTCTTGTATCAATTACAGGCTCTCTTAATTCTGCCAAAGCCATAAGGATTTTGTCTAGGCCTGCCGGATAGTTTTTATTCAGATAAGTAGAAATAACTTGCGTTACTGCTTTTTCAAATTTATCTGCGCTTACATGGCCAAGCTCATTCCAAAAAATAGTAATCGTTTCGCCCTGATAAGAGCCTTCGCCCCAATGGTTTTGAAGTCTTTTAATTTGTGTGCCAAATTCTTGTTTATTCATTTTAAAGCTCTCCTTTCATAAAAGCGTCCAAGTCATTTGCTCCGGCATTGGAACCATTTTTGTTTTTATAATTACCTTCAATTATTTTCGTGTAGTTTGCAGATTTTAGACACCAATCAAAAGTGGCATGCCAAGCTGAATTTTTTCCACTTAGGAAATCAGATTCAAGAACTTTTTTTACAAGAGATTCAAATTCAGGTTTAAAGTCTTGGCTTCCTGTATTTCTTATAAGAATTTTCAAAGCTCTTTTTCTTGCATCGGTCATTCTTGTTACTTGTGGCAAAATATTGACCGTTAAAGTATTCCAACAATTAGAATAAAATTCATAGTCGATGCGCTCCGTCGGATTTTCCGACGTATTAATATATTCTTTTCTTTCTTTTCTTTCTTTTCTTTCTTTAGTTGTGTTCATTTGTTGTTCATTTGTTGTTCTTTTGTTGTTCTCTTGTTGTTCATCAAGTTGAAATTGTGACCACTTAACCATTGAAATTATTGAATATTTATTGGTTTTTTTGATGTTCAATTCTCCACAAGTTTCTAAATCTTTTAAAACTCTAAAAACTGTCGATTCTTTTATGCCCGTCCACTCCGCAATTTTCTTTCTACCTGTAATTACTTCGCCCGCATTAACTTCAATGCCACGCCAAGTTTTAGGCTGATAATTAACCCTCAAAAGTAGATTGATAAAAACTGATAAATGATTAGGAGAGTCGGCCCATTCCCAATTGCTCAATTCTCTGTGAAGTTTTACAAATCCCATGCTCATTTTTTCTTTCCTTAAAAAAATAAACCCCGATTAAGAGAGTCGTAGCAAGATAATCCTAATCGGGGTGATGTTATTTCTTGCCACTGGTGCAAGATTGTATGAATGTTTTCTTTTTTGAGTTTGCTACAACCTGACAATAGATTGATTGATTTCCGTCAATCGGGCAAGACTTTCCGCACTATTCTATAATTTCATTGTGTTGGCCTATTTTTTAGACTAGCATTTTCTTATGATAACTATAGAAATCGAAAAAGTTGAGCCAAGAATTTTTTATCCCTCCCTTAGATTCATCGTCGAAGAGCGAATTGCTGAAATTAAGAAAGAAATT